TTATTTGATATTACGTTTGTTGAGTTCGGCTTGATAGCGTTGTGCGTTGGCGTTGTGCGAGCCAAGGTCGGTGGCAAAATCGTGATACCCCGAAAAGTCGCTCTTTGCGCACATGAAAATGTAGTCGTGAGGCTTGCTGTCGAGAATTTGGTCGATGGTCGCCTTTTCGGGCAAGCGGATTGGACCTGGTGGCAGACCAGCCACACGATAGGTGTTGTAGGGCGAATCGTAGGCGCACATGTCGTGCGTGATGCGGCGAATGCTGAAATCGCCAAGGGCAAACTTCACGGTAGGGTCGGCTTGCAGACGCATCTTCTTTTGCAGACGGTTGATATACAGGCGCCCCACCTTGCCACGCTCATCGCTCTTTGCGGTTTCTTCCTCGGCGATAGATGCAACAATCACCACCTCGTCGGGTGTGAGGCCTAATTTCTTCGCCTTTTGAGTTCGCTCATCGTTCCAGAATTGCACATAGTAGTTATACATGTTTTTCAGCAATTTTTCTGGCGTGATGTCCCAATAGAATTTATAACTGTCGGCAAGCAGAATGCAGCCGATGTTGTCGGGCGTGTGGTCAAGCTTGGCGCACACCTCTGGATCGGCAAGTGCCTTCAGGAAATCCTTCTTGCTGGGCTCGAACTTATTGCCGGCACGAGTGGCAAACTCATCGAGCGTGCGCACATTGTTGAAGGTGAACTTCAATTCCGACGGCTCGCCCCTGCGGAGCGTGTAGGCGGCCATCAATGCCGTTTCGCCCTTCGCAATCTTAAACGCACCGTGCCTGTATTCCACCTTCATGCCACTTACCTTGAGCAACGTGGACACACGGCTGGCGAACGTATCGTCGGTGTTCTTCTTCAGCGAGTCGGTAAGAGCCTCCATTGTGGTGCCCTTCGGAATATAGATGATGGTGTCGGCACTCGCTTTCGTAAGCACAAACGGCAGCGAAACGGCAGCCATAGCCACCAGCACCACCGCCACAACCAGCAGCACCCTCTTATGCTTATCCACAAAAGATGATTTTTTCTTTTTCCTCGATTTAATCGTTTTTGCCATTTTTGTTTGAATTGTGTTTGTGAAAGCAAATTTACACTTTTTTTCCGAGAGCTGGTGTCAACGAATGTGAAAACACCAGTCTGTACACCCAAATCGGGCAAACAAGTCGCCAGAACAGCGTTTTTTTCAAGAAAAAAGCACAAAAGTGAAGAAAAGTTGCAAAAAGTTTTGCGACTTTGAAAAAAAAGCGTAACTTTGCACTCGCTAAAAGCAAATCAGCACAAAGCACTGGAGAGGTGGGTGAGTGGCTGAAACCAGCAGTTTGCTAAACTGCCGTAGGAGTAATCCTACCGCAAGTTCGAATCTTGTCCTCTCCGCAATTTCAAGGGTAACAAGTTGCACCGCAACGAGTTACCCTTGATTAGTTAAAAAGTCATAGACGCAGTATAGACGATAGAAGTTTAACCATTTGCATTCTCCAACCAAAGAATGTAAAAAAAATGTGCCCTGCACGGAAGAAATTAAACTCACTGAGCGAGGTTTTGAAGTTCACCTATCCAAAACTTCACACTGGCGGCAAGTGGTATGTCGATTTCTATGCCTACGATCCTGCCGACGGCAAGATGCGCCGCAAAAAATATCACCTTGACAACATTGAAAAAATCAAAGAGCGACGCAAGCGAGCCAATGAACTCATTGAGTCGCTGACCAAACTTTTACGTGAGGGGTGGTCACCGTGGGTCGATGCTGACAGCAACCGGGCCTACACTTTATTAGAGGAAGCCTTAAATAAATATGAGGCATTCGTCGAAAGAATGCCGAAATACAAGACCCGCAAGTCCTACACATCACGATTGAACATCCTGCGCAAGTACAACGCTCAGCGGTTGCTGCCAATTCGCTATGTATACCAGTTCGATACGGCATTTGTCAGCGACTTTCTCGACTATATTTATTTGGATCGAGAAGTCAATCCGAGAACCAGGAACAACTATAGGCAGTGGTGCCAGTCGTTGGCGGCATTCTTCATCGAGAAGCAATATATGAAAAGCAACCCTGTGGAAGTCATCAAGGATATAGCTGAAGTCGGCAAGAAGCGGCAGCCGTTGAGTCCTGCCATGTTGAAGCAGCTGGAGTCACATCTTCGAGAGGCGCATCCATATTTCTACCTCGCTTGCATGATGGAATATTACACTTTCATCAGGCCGGAGGAATTGAGCCATATAAAGCTTGAAGACATCAGCATCAAGGAGCAGTCAGTATTCATCAATGCAACAGTTTCAAAAAACAAGCGTGACGGCAAGGTCGGCCTCAATGATAAAATCATAAAGTTCATGATTGACTTGGGCGTGTTCCAGCATCCCAACGATTATTATTTGTTTGGACCAAAGGTAACGCGCCCATCAGCGACACGCAGCGACAGCGAAATGTTCCGACGCAAGTGGAATACGTTGGTGCGCAAAGGGCTCGGCTGGGGTGACTGCTACCAGTTCTACAGCCTTAAGGATAGTGGTCTCCGTGACCTCGCCAATAGTGAGGGCATAGTCATAGCAAGAGACCAGGCACGGCACAGCGATGTAAGCACCACAAACAAGTACCTGCAAGGTCGCGATGCAGCCGTGCATGAGGAGACCAAGCACTTCAAAGGAAATCTTTAATCCAGCTTATAAAAATAGCCCGTAACAAGAGGTGACACACCTTTGGCCGTGATGTTGTATTCCAGTTTCTCACAGGCGAACCTTTGCCCATGAATGAGAAATGCTCTAGTAGGTTTCAGTACCTCATTTGAAATAAACTTGATGCAATATTTCACGGTTGTATCGATGACGGTTCCATCAGCAAAACTTGTGTTGCCGATGGTTTCTTTGTCTTGTAGTTTTTGAAGTGTCAAGAAGTTCTGCGCACTTATATGTTTGTTGCCATAGCCGTTTCTTTTGACCTCGTAAGCTGAGCACGGCTGTACAACTGGGTATTCACCAGTGCAGCTCATGTCTTCATTGTAGATGGCCGTCATACGCTCCGGCACATAGGCAACAAACATTTTGTCAATCTCTGATGCGCTATCAACCGTAGTCTCGCCTTCTATGAGAGACTCAAGGTCGGTCTTGACCGTATCGGCAGCTCGTACTAATATCTTTTCTCCGACATCTGACGGCCCTTCGATGGAAAGAATCGGCATAGGAACTTCGTCAAGTTTAACCTCATTATAGTACGTTTCCCCGCCCTGTGTGTAGGATGTGGTCATCACGAATGGCACATTCTGTAGTGTGGTTGTAGCGGGCACAATTTTCAACTCGACATCAATGTCTTTTTTGTCGGGTTGCCTCATGAGGGCACCAAACTGGTTAACCTCTTTGAAGTAGTATTCGGTGACATTGCCATTCGCATCTTTAATAGTAGCAAGAATAAACTGGTGTCCTTGCACATTAAATAGTTTATTCTTGTCATCGGCAGAAGCACCATTCTGCAGGTATGTTTGCATCTGTGCCAAAGATGTAAAGCGATTGTCTATAGTTGCAGCACCGAGAATATCTTCTGATAGATGGTATTCATTGTCTTCCATGCTGAAACCGATGTTGCCAATGCTGACATCGCTGGTATCTTCTTTTGATACTTCGGATGTGTACTCATCAACAATATCTTCAATTGGAATCGGTGTGTCAGTCCACCAGGTTTGGTGGTTTACCAGTGTGCAAGTCTTGGTCAGTTCATCAACCTCAAAAACGACTCCGAGAAATCTTTCAACCTGTGTCAAGAACTCGTTCACGGTCCAATGCGGCAATGCTTTGGCGATGTCCACGCGGTTGTTGGCGGTCACTATGAAAATGCGCTTGAACAATGAGTTGTCGTTATATAGTCTTTCCAGACCGGGAATATCAATCTCGTAGCCTACAGCAGTCAACACCTTGCGAATCGTTCGGCAGAGCATAGGCATGTATGAAGGACACACTTGTGGTGTGCCGTCAGATCGTGCTTCTTGGTTCTCCCAACTAAGCCTATATTCTGGGAAAAATATGCCATAGCCACCGCTCTCAGTCCCGTGCTTGCGCATCACAATTTCGTTACATAGTAGGCCGCTATCGCAATAGCTGTTCCACTGGCTGTTCACATTGATGACGGGAAAAGCAACGCCACGGTTGTCATAGTCATCATATCCTTTCACTCCAGGAATCTCTTCAAACTTCCACCATCTATCGCGCCACCAAGCGAAGGCGTTTTGTGCCTTGGTTGGATCTTGACTTTCTGGTTTATTTAGGAATCGAATATCAACGCACTCCCACCAGTCGAGCACGGCACGATTGAAAGCTGTGCCTTTCTCGGCTGCCACTGGTTCCGCCTGATAGGATAGCTCATGCATCCAGTCGCCAAGGTCAAGCTCATCGACATATAGTTCTTCGCCTTTGGTGTAGAAGTTCATCTCGCTGTTGCCACCCAGCAGTTGCACTTTGACGGCTGCTTCTGTGACTTGGTTGATTACAGCCTTGCCATCAAGCAGCACCTTGTTATCAACACGCAGCACGGCATGGAATACATGGTATTCAGTAATGGTGTCTATGCGGTTGATGCTTCCGAAGATGTCACGATTCTCTTTCACCAGCAGGGGCAGTTCCACGTCGTAGGTGTAGCTGCCCGACTTCGTGAAATAGACATTTTCGCGCGTCAGCTTGATAGACACATTATCTTTCAGTACGGCTGGCTTTCCATCTATGAACAATTCTATCATCTTTTTCGGAATCTGTAAGCGAGCCAAAGAGCGAGCGCGATCAATGCTGCTCCACCAACAAGCATCAATGCCTTCTGGTGCCAGCGCAGCACATTAACCTCTTTAATCTCGGTCACTGGGTATGGCTTAGGTAGTTCGACAGTGATTATTTTAGGGATGCTGTCTGTGACCCTCACAGTGTCATGCAGCATCTTCCATCGGTTGCGATATGCTATTCTCTCGGTGAACACGGTATCACCACGCACATATATGCGCACGGTGTCAGTCATATAGATGCTATCAATGACCGTGTTGGTGTGGTACACATCATGAGTGACCGGCACCTCGATAGGCACCTCCTTCTGTACTTCCACCGGAACATATATTTTTTTTGAGCAGCTGGCCGCCAGCAGAAGGCACGTCAATATGATAATGTGTCGTTTCATACAATCTCGAACCAAATATCTTCACCTCTCTTTCGGGCAGGTGTAAGGATATTGTCATAAAGGTGATAGAATGCTTTCTGCGAGTCAACCACACGGCCCACGATTCTGTTGTAGCCCACGATGATGCACCCAGCCGAACTGTTTTGGTTCACGCCACAGTGAATCAGAATGCCCTCGAAGTGAGGCACGTTACGCACCCAGGGCATTACACCATTATATTTCTTGGTGTAGGGGTACTTGGTGAAGTTAGAGAACTTCGGCGACTTGACAAAGGTGATTTTATAGGTTCCGAAAGGGATGCAGGTCTGCGAATAAACTTTCTTCTCTCCGTTGTCAAACTTGCCGTTGTGGTTCAGGTCGCGGTTCTTATCCTCGATGGTGTCACAGATGTACACGCGCTTGCCGTCGGTCACGTCATAGAGGTGCCCGATGGTGTACAAGCTTTTGAATGCTGTTCTTTCAAGCCTCAGTTTCATTGTCTTTATTTTTGAGTTTTGATAAATCAATGTCGAAGTGCCGCTCAGTCTTGTCTATCATGACGCTTTGCAGAATCTTCGCCCATTTGGCCCCATTACATGAGCTCATGTTCTCAAGTATGGACCAACATTGCCAGCCAATGACCAGACCCGCAGCTAACTTCAGCGCATCAAAAATGCTATCCGTAACATAGATGTGCAAGAAATGAGCGAATATCAGAAGCGCATAAACTTGGGCGAGTGTGATAAGCACAGCTCGAAAGTAGCGACTGCTGAATTTGCCACAGTCTTTGCTGGTCATTTCAGGGTGTTCCTTGTGCACCCGCTTCCCGAGTTGCCATGCTGTAAGGCAATCAAACAGAACTGCCGCCGTACATAAAAGTATATATGGAAGAGTCGGCGATAGTGCTGCGCCAACAGCTGTGCAGTATGAGAAAAACATTTGATAAATACGTTCGTTCATTGTTCTCTATTTTTACTTTTGCTGCAAAAGTAGAGCAATATATCAACCCATAAAAAGACAAAAAATGGAAATTAAGAAAATCGCTGCGCATTATCGACAGTATTTGGCACGCATGATTAAGCAAAGTACACGTGTCGACTACACCAAACGACTTGAGATGCTTGTGTGCTACGCCTCCATGCAGGGCATCACAGCCATTGAGGACATTGAGTTCTCGCAGTTCCTGGAATGGGTGTTCATCGGTCGGGGTGTCGCACCTCGCACTCGCAACAACTACCGCACATGTGCGAGTTCGTTCTGCGAATGGTGCCGACAGCGAGAGTATCTTAAAGGCCACCCACTCGAAGGCATCAAGCCGCTGCGTGAGACACCCAAGCAAAGCCCTGTGAAACATTATGTGTATTCATCTCTTTCCATAGTTCTTATGTTGTCGTCCATGTGCTCATTCAAGCGCAGAGGTTCCGTGCCTCTGCGCTCTTTATCAATAACACAAAAACAAGTTCGCTATATTCGCTATCCTTCTGCCTGTCTCATAGTTTTGATACATATAAGCAGAATCACTATAACCACTCTGCCCCATACTCCTACGTTCTTCCCACATATTAGATACTTTTAGATTAACATAGAATGTTGGGATATTATAGTTATCGTATGCATAATCTCCAAAGGTTTTTCCTGTTGTGTGCTCAATGATAGGTGCATCTTCCCCTCTGTCATTCTCAAGGTGGTCAAGATAGTCCTGCACCACTTGTGGCAGAGATTGGTTCATGGGAAGAATAATTTGTGTCATGTATTCAGTAGTGTACTTTGGACCCTCATAGGCATAACCGCTTGTGTCCTCACCACCACTCAAAAGCATGAGTGCATCTTGGTGCGCTTGTAAAAAAGAAAGGAGTATAGGCACATCATGAGCGGTATTAAGCGCATAGTTGGTAGGCGCACATTTATTGTTGACAATCTGCCACTTTGCATAACTGCTGTAACTTGCGTTAAGGCTCCTGCTTCTTCCCTCGGTATCGTTGCTACCAGCATTAATGTCAATGCAGGGTAAAACAACTATGGAGTAGTTCTGTTTCAAATTCTGTAGAAATGCGCTTTGGCTGACGATATGACTATTGCAGAGGTACTCTGCCAACACATATATGCCGAATTCGGTCTCCTTGTGAGATGCAGACCATCTCAACGCACCACCGATGAACAACACCTTCTTTGAACCACTCCCAAGTGTGTAGGAGTAGATGTTTACACCAGCATCATTCTTCCCAAGTAATTCAGATTTGGTTACACATGAAGGGTTTGCACTGGCAAGCGCATCCCACCTTGCATAGACTTGTGAAATTGTTGTCTGCGTGTGACTTTTTGTAGTATCTGTAGCATCTCTTCTCAATCCTTGTCTTGACATAGCGACTGGATAATCAAAATGGAAATATTCAGCATCTTGAGGTTCATTGACAAGCCAGCCCTTTGTGTCAAGCATCTCGTAAGTATATATGAGCATATTTGCTCTAATTCGCAAAGAACGTGTTGTATGTTCCGAATTAAAACTATAGCCAAAGAAACCTCCAATATACTCACATACACTGCCAAGACAACCGAGTGTATTATTGTACCATGCAGCACTAGTTCCTGTAGAATAGCCGCTGGAATCGCAAACATTTGGATGTACATAACCAAGTTCGTCGGCATCAGCGTCATCAAAGTTACGATAATCTGTGCCTCCTGCTAATCTTAACCTTTCTTCTTCAGCGATAAGGTCTGCCAATAATTTCTGAACAACCACAGCATTTGCGCCATCCATATTGTAGTTAATCCAAAAGTGCTTACTTACATCCCCACCATCATGGAAATCAAACAAGTAGTCAAACGTGCTAGCACCATATTCCTCTATCAAACTTTTGATATGCCTTGTCTCAGCAATTTGCCAAGGATAGTTCCCTCCTGTGCCAGCCGCTGGCAAACCATATTGATGATTAAAGTCACAGTTACGATTTGGATTCATACCAATCTCTTCATCATCCCAATTAGTATATGGTGTGTTCATTGTGGCATTATCATAAGCCCACGGGCATACAACAGGAATAATAACAAAACGAACATTGTCTCGCAAAGGTTTTAATCTTCGGTAAGCATTATCGTTTGTACGATTACACAAAATATTAACTATGTGATATAGTGTTTGTGGTGCATCATGCTCATTGCCATGAATACCTGCTTGAACATAAAACGTCTTTGTATAATTTTCTGGTGTTAATACATAATGTACAAGATTGTAATTACCTTTACCTTGTTCGTTATACGTTGCTTTTGTCATATATCCACTATGTTCTGCCATTAGAGCATCATAACGAGCAATCAGCTGTTCGTAACTATATGGTGTATAGGAACTGGCAGGCTGCGCAGGTGGTAACCACAGATTTGCAGTCGGTATTGGCGGTTCGGGAGGAGTCTCACCACCAATTTTGGTATTGCCGAAATATAGGTCATTACCAGCCACTCTTAAACCAAGCGGACTGCTTGAAGTGGCAATTACCTTCCCATCGAGCAACAAATCATCGCCATTGGTATAGATGCCTACCTTGTTTACGTCTCCACCACTCACAATAATTTCCTCGCCCATCACCAAAGAGCGAGGTATCATATTCTTTATGTTGATACCTTTTTCCATAATCAATCTGCTGTACCACCCCATGCGCTGGGAACTTGATTTCTATTTGAAAAACCAGTGCAACTAAAGCAATACTTCGTGTTTGCACTTTGGCTGACCTTTTGAACAAGAACATCAAACAAAGCCTTTGCATCTCCAGATATTGAGGCGGCAGTTGCGGTATGTGAGAATGCCCATAAAGCTGTGATTGTAGCCGTTACACTATCAAAGAAATCTTCTGGAAGTGTTACTGAACCCTTAAAACCATAGAACATAGCACTGAAATCAGTGACATTCTTAATAGCAGTTTTTAGCTCCGATATGTTTTCAGCAGTTAAAATTATAGAAGTGCCATAGAACATGTGTGAACATCCATTAAGATTTGGCAGATTTGCAAAGAAGCCAGTGGGTAAACTTGTGAGTTTAGTACCTTGAAAATAAATGTTTGGTGAGCCATAATTATTCGAGAGTGCATTTGCGCTTAATGACTCTAAATTAGTACAACCCATAAAACCTCCGATCGAGGTCGCTTGTCCTGCCGAGAAATTAGTTTGACACTTCAAAGTGTTGTCAAGGATAGCCACAAGCGCACCAGTATTGCACAATGGCTGCTCTCCAAAAGCGAGATATGGTATAGCAGTTCCACGAAGTGTAATAACAAACTCATCACCTGCCGTGCCACTATAAGTGTGACCGCATCCTTTAGAGATAAAATGTTTATTAGTGTATTCGCTTGGTGTAGAGCCATCGCCCCAATCTACTGTCATTGTGTATTTCGGTGAGCCAGATGCGGCGACAGGCACATACTCGGTGCTATTATCTCCAGTTAGCTTAATCTTGAACTGGAACTTGTGGTCAACCGCTATGCCGTAGCTCTTAGCCACAATGTCACTTACCGCATCACCACTCTTGAGATATGCCTTGACAACACTCGCTTCATTGATAGTTATTTTCACATCGCTTGTGCTTGTGACAGCTATGCCATTCACCGAATAGTAGAGAGTACTTCCGCTTGGGCAAGTGATTGTAATAGTAGTACCAATATAAACATCTCCACTGTCTCTACTGAATACAGGAGCTGTCAAAGTGGCAAGCGAAACTACCGCACCTGCCGCATCAACGAGAGAGCTGTTAACGTGCCACAAAGGTTTAATCAATACATCATTATCAACCTCGTCAACAAGCAACCACTCAAAGACACTATTTGATGCGAGAACAGCATCAAGAGCATCGGCAAATGTACCTTGTTTGACACCAACGTTATCTATCATGCCTTTCAGTACTTTACCTTGCTCCGCGCTGAGGGCGACACCCCTGCCTCCTGTCGTGAGGTCGTCAACAACGTCGATTGTCTTAGAGTTTATCATGTTCTTTAGTACCCTCCCCTGATTAGCCGAAAGGACTTTCTCAGTGTCTACCGAGTCGAGGTCATCTACAATCTCTGTCTCATCAAGTGATGTACCAGGGTTGCCCTTTGGACCTTTCATTTCAACGCTTTGGTATTTGCCGTCAAGCGTATCACCACCGGTGCCTACCCACACATATAGCGTGGTGCCGAGCAGGTAGCCCTTCATCTGCTGATCCGTGGTTGGCGATGTGGGCAAGTCGCTCGTGGAGTTGATAACCACATAACCTTTAATGGCGTTTTTTGACACGTTGCAAAGCGTGTTCACCGTGTCAAGGAAGAGCTGGCCAATACGAGTCGCCGTGTTCTCCCCCTCTTCTGTCGCATCGCGAACAACAGCCGCTGCGCTTCTTAATTCGTCTATTGTCATAGTTATATCTTTTTTTTTGCAAATTTACGTATTAGAAAGAACCAACAAAAATACATCACCGGGCGATGGTTTTGCGTGCATCTTCGAGCGCTTCACATAGCACGGCAGCTGATTCTTCGCCCACCATGTGCGCCATGGTCTCTTTCATACGCATCACCGACGCGTAGAGTTTGGGGTTGAACCAGTCACGCCTCTCACGTGGCTCACCACTCGTGTAGTAACCACCCCATTTAGGGCCGACCTTGCGAGGAACGTCAAGACGGTGCTCACGGCGGTACGCAGGATCGAGAAACTGCAAGTCGCCTGTGTTTCCCTTCTCTCTGCTTATATAGCCACGGCCAGTGCCGTAGGCTTGGTAAACACCATAGCGAAGGAATCGCATAATGATGTTTGCACTCAGCCCGTCGTGTGTCACACTCTCGGTGAACGAACCCATCAGCGTGCCAGTGCGCCTGATGTTCCAGTATTCCAGTTTATCTTGCCAGATCTGAACCATCATTTTCGCCCAGTTGTCAATCCACAGTTGCTGCTGGCGTTCTATCTCCTGTCGGTTCAGCTCTGCCATTCCGTTGTGTCAAAGGTTAGGTCAATTGGCTCGGCGACCTCTACCATGAAGTAGATACCAGAGCAGCCATTAAGGAAGTATTGTCCAAGCTCGCGGCTCAGCACGCTCTCCGTGCGCAGGTACACCATCTCATTGCTCAGCGCATCTTCGTCAATGATCATGCGCGTCAGCAGCTGACGAAACAGCGTGCGGCATTTATCGAGGGCTGCCGTGTAGGTTTCCATCGATTTGATGCTGTAGCGGTGCATAAGAAACACCGTCACCGTGCGTTTCTTGAACCACCCACCATTGCGGCCTCTGAAAGTGGCACCATCGTTGGTGTCATCCACGCAGAAGAATGCGTTTGCGGTGCGGAACTGCTGCAGCGGCCCCTGCAGGGTCTCGATGCCTGAGCAGGTGCAGAACTTGAAGTTCTCGGTCTGTGCCAGTTTGTTACTCTGCCACAGCGTCTCAAAGTAGCCTATGTAGTCAAAGAGTTGTTTAGCATTCATTTCTTCATCTTCATCTTTTGGTTGAACTCGTCGGCTTCCTTGGCTTTAGCGTCAAGCTCGGTCAAGGCACGCCAAGTGTCGATATTCAGGATTTCTTCTTCTTTGGTCACATCGCCACCCGTCAATGCGCGGATTTGGTTGTTCATCACCTCCATCATGTCGGGCGTGCCTCCAGCCTCTCCGCTAGGCTTGAAGAAATGCGGAAACAGTGTGGCAAACATCGCTTTCAATTGTGCCCACCACTGAATCACCAGCAGCTGCTCCCACACAGCAAGTTTTTCCCGCAGCCCCGGGTAAAGCAGCGTGGCAAGGTGCTGCACGGCTTCTTCTTTCTGACTTTGCAATATGCCTTGGTAGCAGTTCTCGCATTGCAGGTAGTTGGTGAAAGGCACGCCATGCAGCCTCACTGGTAGGGCTTCAGCACCATGCAGGGTGTCAAGTCGCACGGGCATCTCCCCTGGATCATCCATCCAGTTCAAGCCATCAAGCAGCCCTGGCAGAAGTTCAGGATCGAGAAGAAATCGCTTGGGTTTCTTCTCTCCAATGGGCACCGTGCACACCCAGTTCGTCTGCTCTCTACGCAGCACCTTCAGCCCCGTGAGGTGCTGAAGCACGGCGAATTTAGCCTGGTGCGGTTCCTCTTGCCGGGCCTTACAGCGCATCACCATGGCAAGCTCGCTTTGGCTCAACTCATACCAGCCTTTTGGCAGGTCAAAGTTGATGGCGTTGCGCTCATCCGAAAAAGTAGCACGGGTCATCTTTCTCGTTCTTGTAGGGTTCAAAAGTGTTGGCTGCGTAGGCGGTAGAGTTGGCGTAGGTCGGGAAGGTGCGGATGTTTCCGTCAAGCCACTCCACGAGTTTCTTCACATGGAAGTGTGCCATCGCTTTGTCATCGGTAACGTCTGCACCAATCGTCATCAGAATCTTGTGGATGGCTGTGTTCTGCTCCGTTGTTGCGGTACGCAAACGCACGGCATCGCACAGTTCATCAAAGAACTCCGGCGATATGCAGTGCTTCACCTTTTCTTCGGCTGCCGATATCTTCGGACGCAGTTCGTCCAGCGACGATCTGTGTCCGTTAGGCATGGCGAAGTACACCAACTGCTGCCGTCCGTTCCACGCCAGCGAGCGGTGCACGCCTCGAGCCGTGTAGGTGTCCACCCATTTTGCATTACCACGCAGGTAGTCCAGAAGTTCATCGATGGTGTCATCAAGCGAGAACTGCACCTGCTGGCGCAAGCGGTTCACACGCTCTGCGCTTGCTGGAGCCACGTTCTGATTGCTCACCACGCCGAAACCATTATCTGTAAGCACCAGGTCAAGGTGTGGAACCGCCATCTTGTAGGCGACAAGGCACACCATTCGCTTGCACAGGTTAAGCAATGTCAAGTCTTGGTCACGAGCATCGTAAAGGTCACTACCGAGCAGACTCTTAATGTCTCCCTCAGCCTCCTCAAAGTACTCCGCTATGCGCTCAAACAAGTCTTCGGTTGGCATCACCGCACTCGGCACATAGTATTCAAAATTTTCACGCGTCATTGTCATTATTGTTATCTTGGTTCAACGAAATCTCTTTGGCATCAGTCTTCTGGTCGAGAGTGGTGAGCATGATGAGCGGCACATCAGGGACAACCTTGTCTTGCCAGTCGTTGTAGAAGATAACCACCTGGTGAATCTTCATCATGATATCATGCCACGACTTCTCGAGCGACTGCTTCAAGGTGAACAACTCACGCTTATCGCTGCCGCTGTTGTTGCTTTGACTCTTGCCTGGTGTTGCGCCCACGAGGTTCGGGTGGATGTTGTCGCCATAGCAAGTCATGTTGGCGGCTTCTTGAATGTCTTCGCTCCAGTCGCCGCCTTCCTTGCTCGCGTCAATCACGTTGATGCGCACCATGCGGTTTTCTTTGCCGTTGGGGTCGATATAGTACCCCGTAATCCACACCTTGCCGCTGTTCTCGATGCCAGCCACGAAGTTCTTGATATTCTCCTTCTCTTTCTTGATTCGCTCGGCTTGCTTCAGCGGGTCGGTGATGTTCTCCTCGTCGCAGATGTTATACCAGTAGTCGCGGTGTACTTCCACCTGGTACTTCACCGAGGCGTGGTTGCGCAGCTTCGCTTTCTTGCCGGTACCGATTAGTTTCTTGATGTCGAACCAATCGCCACGGAAGATGGCGGTGTAGTACGGCACAGGATAGTACTGCAACCCCGGAGTAGGGAAGCGCATCAGCACGGCAAACTTTCTGTTTTTGGTGCGCTCCTTGGTTATGCCATCCCAACCAGGGGCACGCCCCATCAGCACCTCAAGGTGCCCGAGAGGGTCTTTCTCGTCGAGAAGCTGTATCACCTCGATGTCTTTAGCCGCAAGGGCACGCTGCCCTCGCCAGTTGGCATAGAACACATGGTTGATGCGGCCACGGCTGTCTGCCTTTTCAAAGCGGCAGTAGCACGCCTCTTTGTGTCGCACCTGCACAATCTTCTTGCCGTCGCGGCTCATGATAATCACTGCCACGGCAAAGAAGAAATACTTCATGTCGGTGGCTTGCTCCAGGAAAAACTCCGGCAGCGAGTTTTGGAACATCCATCGGCTAATTTCCGCGTCGGTGGTCGGCGCGCCGGTCTTGGGGTCGTTGTAGTGCAAGCCGTTACCGTAGCAGGTGAGCACGTTGAATAGCTTGTTTTGGCTCATGATTTCGTCCTCACCAATCAGCCGGATCATCTCAAACGGCAGCTGGTCATCAAAGCCAAACGGCACGTACTGGTACTTTCCGCCGTAGCCTGGCACGTTACTCACTGAGGGCAGCCCGTCCTCATCAAAGATGTCGGCACTGCTGTCCACCTCGCTCATCAGCGCGGCCACCTTGCTCTTCCCGACCTCGAATATCTCGCCCTTGGGCAAAGTAAAATCATCTTTTCTCATCGGTATATCGTCATGTTGTTAATCTCAAATAGTGTCACGTCGCGGAACTCACGCACCAGTTGGCTCTCAGGGAGGCGTATGCGGTGCGTGCCTTTGCGCCAGTGGCCACCGATGCAGGTCACGCCCTTGTATTCAAGGATGTCGCCTGTGCTCAGTTTCCACACGCGCAGGTTACAAGGATATCCAGCTTCAAGCAGCACAATGGCATCCTTAATATGTATCACGCCTTTAGTTGTAGGTTTCATCGAATGTCTCGTCAAATAGTTTAGGCGGGCGAACGGTCTTGAGCATCACGCTCCACATTGCCGAGCGTCGCCATGTGAATGTAAAGTCGGCAATCTCGTTGTCGGCACTGGTATGCTTCACCTCAACATTCGAAATGACCACAACGTCGGCTGCCATGCCACGCTCCAACAGGCAAACGGTAGTGATGCATCGGGCAAGGTCACGGGCGAGAGCCACGCCACTAGGGCGCAGAGGACCAGTCCACGACTTGAACGATGCAGTCTCCTCGAGGTTGTAGAGTTTCAATGCGCCATTGACCATAGAGGTCTCACGGGTGTATTCGGGAGAGTCCTCGGTCATGCCAGCGAAGTATATAGGCTCCCATGCGCCAAAGGTGTTGCGGAAGAGCATAGCATATTCAGCCGTCGGTAGCGAGGTCACGCGGAAGCGCATTGTGCGCTCACCGGCAACGATGCTGTACGCTACGAGCGTGCCAATGGTCGTATCAACAAACTGCGCTGCGCTCACATCAATCTCAAATGGTGTGTTGGCTGTCATTCCGGTGGTTGTGACAGGTTTGTTGGCGGTCACCACAGCATCGCCATCCCAGTAGCTGCACACCGCTTGCACGGTAGGCAGTGACTGCTCAATGGGGAGCAGCGTCAGGAGTTCCTTGCGCTCCAGCGACGTGTCGCGCTCGGTCATCACCGCACTGAGGAAGAAGCTCGGTAGGAAAGTTGCGGCGCTCTCGCTCACCGTCACGCCACTCTGCACCACATGCACTGTCTTGCTTGTGCTGCCAGCGGTGAAGGTGAACACGGCAGTCACGCTGTCGATCAACGGGCGCAACAAGCGTGCCAGGTGATAGATGCGCACCGTGCTGGTCACCGGAGTGTAGGTGCCATTGAGAATAGTGCCACCGCTGTCGGCGATGGTGAATGACACATCGCTAGCCGACGTGACCTCTATCACGTCAAGCTCAGTCACGAAGTGCCAGCTGCCTATGTTTGCGAAATTAATCATAGCGCAAAGTTATGGGGGTGCTCGTTATGATAAAAAGACGGATTAATACCCGTCCTCGTAGTAGTGAATGCTGTCTTCGAGGGTCTTTAATTGAGCCTCGCGTTGTTGCTCGATCAGCGCACGATTTACACGGAGCAGCGAGTCGACGTTGTGCAGTTCAGTCTCATACCGTTGTTGAGCATGGTCTATAGCCATACACATCAACAACACTCCAGCGACTGAAATCAACAGACACACGAACCCGATTATACAAACATTTCTCTCTTTCATGCTAGTTGTTATTTTTGATATAGTTACCTATAGCCGACTTATCACGAAGCTCGGCGATGAATCGTTTCACACTTGGGCAGTGAATAGGGTGCTGCCTTCGGCTGTCGCGTTTGCCACATGCCGTGCAATAGCGACACAGCACACGAGCAAGCACGCTGGGAGCGACGGCAAAAAGCGTCTCATCTTTTCTTCTTTGCATCGCTGTACATTTTATAGTCATCACTGAGACACTTGCGCCAACGTCGCTCATGCGACAGCACAGCAACAAACACGGATGTGGCGATAACGACCGCAACAAGGACGAGAAGCAGCACCAGCCCAATCAATATCTTCAATATTATGCTCATAATAAAGGGATTTTAGGACTACAAAGATATAATATATTAACGAAACCAAAAATAATTTATTGGTTAAAATTGACCATAAAGGGTGCCAAGTGTCACCACGAGGCACCCAGTGAATGGTCAGATTTGATTATTGATTGTCATCTTCGTCTCCGATGGGTTGCATGAGCCACTCGGGGTAGGTCTGATTGCTACCGCCCAGGGAGTAGCCGTTGAGCACCATCAGGCGCGAGATGTCGTTAAGGCTCACGTCCACGATGTCGCACAGAGCTGCACGGATGGTTGCAGATGACTTGTTGAATGCGCCGTTGTCATCATCGCCCGGCATAAAGTTGCGCAGCCACATCGCCACAGGGATAATGTTGTCGCCAAAGCCCACAGTTTCGGGTTCGTGGATAAAGCCTTCCAGATTTTCGAGATATTCTTTGCTGCTCATAGTTCACCTCCTTTCGCTATTTCGAGGGTCATCCACACCGATAGATGAATGCCCCACACCGCCACGGCAGCCACCATCGCGGCGGCATATTCGCCAGTGGCGAACCAAAGCAGGGCGCAGGCCATCGCCACAATGCCCAGGGCAATGTTGAAGCCCATCGAGGTCACACACTCAAGCGCTTTTCTGGCAAGCGCATTTGCCAGCCCTACATCAGGGGCAACTCGTGTCGTCGGGGTCAATGAAATTGTGTTCAT